GTAGGAATACTACGATGTCTTTCATATTCTAATACATATAATTCATTATTCGCATCAATCGCAATAACAGTTATAACACTATAGTCAGAATGCTTAGTATCAATATCTGTAGCAGGGTCGCATCCAATAAATGTATTAACTGGTATATCATCTCCATCTTTTACAATATAATTAACACCATCTTCATTTTTAAAGTATCCATTCCAATATCTAATATGGTCTCTTTTCCATATAGCATCTTCTTCAGATTGTACTTCCATCATATATTCTTGATAGAACTTTTGTGGCATACCACTATCTGCATAGAATTTTTTCTTTTCTTCTAATTTCTTTTTAGTAAAGAAAGATGCCCATAATGGTGTTTCGTTATCTAATAATGCTTTATATGTAATTACTTTCCAAGCAAACTCTTTGTTTTCTTTTTCAGCTTTCGCATAACTATTAAGAAGATTGTTAATAAATGAATCATAATGTACAGGAGTGCCATTAACACGAAGACGACCAGTGTGAGGCTCAATAGCGGGATAGATAACAGCAGTAACAAGATTAGCATTCTTATCTCTTGCTTCCTGCGTAATTGTGTTTGCTTCATGCTCGAAGTCATCAAGTACGATGAGGTCGTATCTTTTGTGTAGTTTTGCTCCACCTCTGATTCCTGCGACATTGCTTTTACTAATAAGTTTACATCCATTACTTAACTCTATATCTTCCTCTGTCCATTTTTTTCCTTTTAAATTTCCAAAATAGTATTTTAATCTATCATTAAATTCAAGGTGGTGTCTAATGTAATCCATATTACCTACACTAAGTTTTTGTGTAGCAGATACCCAAGCATAGAATAAGAAATCATCTTTACAAAAGACAAAATCTTTTAACATAGATGCTTTAGTTAATACGGTTTTACCATGACCTCTAGGAATAATAATGGCAGTTTGTTTGTTTTCTTTATCATCAATTGCATCAGCAACTTCATAGTGAAAGAATGGTGTTTCGCTTCGTAAAAAATCATCAGGTAAGAATAACTTACCAAAAGCTATTAAATCTGTGTATGCAAGTTTTAGAGCTTCTTCAGCTTCGCTTACGTTCTGTGTATTTATATTTGCCATCTATTATAAACTTCCATTGGTCGTAACTTTGAGACTTACTACCACTTTGATGATGTGAATGTTGATTAGGGCCTTTATTAGCTAATCCCCAATATGCAAGAAATGGTATAAGTATTATTTCTGTTTCGACTTTTTCCATTGTTCTCTTTTGTATTCTAAAAACTTAGCACCTTCGTATGGATTAAATATAGTAGTAATTAATCTATTATCATCATCTTCATAGTAAGGGTCAATAATTGTAACTGGTGCATTAAATATATTTTTATCATCTAATCCAAGTTTGTCTGCATAACTATCCATTATTTTAAATGATGCTACTTGTATTGCATGACTTATAAGTCCACTAGCTGCATCTTTTAATACTTGATAACCTGATACATGAGTATGTCCACAAGTAAGTATATGGTCTTTCCAACCCATCTGAGCAGCTTTAGCTACACCATGAGCAGTATTCCACATTGAGTTGCCCTTAAACATATGACGAGCATTAACACGAATCTCTTTACCATTAGGAAATATAAGGTTAAGTCTTGCTCCCCATTGTTCATATACTCCACTATGTTCTCTCATAATAAATTCTAGCGGGTCGCCATCACCACTCCATACATCATGATTACCTGCTACTAAGTATAACCATTCTACTTGATTAACAAAATGTTCTGTAAGTCTCCATGATTCTTTTGCAGATGTAGATTGTTGTCCGTATAATGCTTGAAGTCTGCCTATCCAATTGTTTTGTATGTCTCCTAAGTTACCCCCAAACAATCCATCTGTTTCATTTATTAGATTGCATAATGAATATATTTCTGCTAAATCTGTACCATCGTCATCTACGTGAGGGTCTCCAAAATGAAGTATACCTATAGGTCCCATTTGATTAATTTTAATATTTATTAATCCTCTAGACTTTTTAGCTTTTAGTTTTTGTTTAAATTGTTTTTTACGATGTTTTATTATATCGTCTATTGGAATAAAATCAACATCTAAGTCTTGCGCTTCAAACGGAGACTTTTCAATAATCTTAGGATTAAGCATTTTTTTACCGCATGCTTTACATTGCCATCGTTGTCTTTTTTTACCTGCTTTCCAATATTGCCATCCATCTTTTTTAATACTTCTTGAACCGCATTTATCGCATCCAACGATATTACCAGCATCGTCTTTCATTAACATATTATTCTCCCTCTATTGGTTTAAGTTCTTTTTTTCTTTCTGCTATTTGTAAATCTTCTGAGCCAAATCCTTGAAACATTCCTACTATACCAGTTTCTATTTGTTTTACATTACTACCAGATGTTCCAACAATCTTACCTAGTTCTTTTGTAGATTGCAGTATAATGTTATCATCTTCACTATAATCAGCAAGATGTTTAAGTTTACCTAATATATACTCGTGGTCTATACCTAACGTCTTTGCAACGTCTAATACTGACTTTTCTATTTCTTTCATAACTCTTTCCTGTTTAAGTAATATAGCTGCTTTTTTACCAGCTTTGTTATCTGACATTTCGTTGTATGCTTTTTTATATGCTTTTACAGCTCCCATACCTACAACGATGTTAGTAGCAAATTGTTTTTCTTTATTTGTTACTTTAGTTCGTTCTTTTACTCGTTTACTTGTATCTTTAATTGTTTTACTAAATGTATATCTGTTTGGATGTTGTGAAAAATCTGTATCCATTTTAACTGTATGTCTATTTAAAAAACTACCTACAACAGTTCTTACCCATCCATTAGCGTATTTATAATTCTTTCTGTCGCCTGGGTGATTTACATTTTTACTTACTTTTAATAATTGAACAATCCTACCATCATCAGACCATACCCAATCTCCCTCATTACCAGTTCTCCAATTATCGTGAATTTCTTCACTAGGGCAATTTTCTTTAAACTCCTCATATGTATCATATACATAGTGAGGTACTCCTTTAATTGTCTGCTTCTCCAACTATATCTCCTATGTTTACTTGATGTCCGTTACGTTCTAATCTTTGTACTAATCTATCTATAAGGTCATTTACCTCTTCAGGTATCATATAGACTCTATCGTTAATTTGTATGGGATAATATGATTGAGACATAGTACGCAATATGTCTTCTTGCTCATCTAAAG